TTTTAATGGTTGAGGTCCTGGTGCTTTACCACCTGATGTAATCAATCTCGCTCCTTTTGCTCTAATATCTCTAAAGTCAAATTGAGGTTTACTTCCACCAAAGAAATATGCTTTAACTAATACCGAAATACTATCTGCCCACCCTTCAATACTATCACCAATAAGAAATCTACGAGTTTTGTCTGCGTTTGGTTTTCTGATTTCAGGTAACGCATCAACGTGATGTTGTTGAACTGAATAACCTACACCAGTTCCACCTAAAAGTAAGAACATAATTTCAGAAAATACTCTCCAATCATCAATCGGTGCAAATGCACAATTGTAAATTCTATTTGGACTTATTTCAATCGGTTTACCTGCGAACTGCATTGAACGCATAGATGGTAAACACTTCTTATCATATACGAATTTATAGTTCTCTCTAATCTCTTGTTCTAATTGTGGATACTTTTTAATATGCATTTCCATATTTCTTGTAACCAATTCTTCCCACGTCTCTCTCCTTTGTAATTCGGGTCTGTACTTTGCGTACTTCATATAAACCGTAATTTCTGAAAGGATTTTGTTTGAAATGTCCATTTTGTTTGTAAATTTTTAATTTTAGTTAGTAAATATTTTCCCCTAAAAAGTGGGAAATGTAAAGATATATATGGACTATACTACTGTTATACTCCATTTTCTTTAGTTAATTTTAGGTTTTTTTTGAAAATATTTATTCACACTTTTTTTAATTTTTTTATACTTATCCCATATTCTCCACATACTTTTTATGTAGGAGTTTTTTCTCTAATCCTTCACCACTTTTACTATCTCTAGTTGATGCCATACCATCTACGGATGTTGCTGCAAACACATCCATTGTACCTGTAAAGGTGTCAATTTTTGCAGGAAATGTTAAACCATCAGGACCGAATCTATTTTTGACAATGTGAATACGACCTGTGTTTGACAATTTGTCTTTAGTTTTTCTACTAACCGACATAATGAAATCTGCAGTTTGTACTTTCTTATAAGAATCACCTACCGAATCTGCTCCAATAACTTCGTGGTCTATTGCTGCTCTATTGGTCTGTGTTGCTGTCCAAATCGGGATAAGTGTTTCACCACTCAAACCTCTTAACTCCTCATATATCCCACCTAATTCAGCATAAAGACCATCCCTGTTACCATTTCCACTCTTTAATAAATCTGCGTAGTCAATAATGATAAGTTTTGGTTTGAATCCGGTTTGTTTTATCTTTTCAATATGAGCTGCTATTGTTTTGGCAGATGCAAATTGTGGTGGATAATACTTAATACGAACTCTACCTGGAACTTGCTTTACCTTTCTGATAATCTCATCCTTTCTTTCCTTTTGGTCGGTTGTTGGAATACCTGTTAGGATTGTAATGTATCTTTGACCTACATAACTTTCTGATAATTCTAAAGTATAATGTAATACATCAATACCTTTTTCCAATGCAGAACATGCTATTTTAGATAAGAACCAACTTTTACCGATACCGGATGGAGCCATTACTACACCCAATTCACCGGGGCCTAATCCACCATCCATAAGTTCATCAATTACTGACCAACCCGTAGGACAAGAATCTCTTTTGACATTCTCCAATATAGTTTCAAAATCTTCAATAAAATCCAAACCTAAATCAGACTCAACACCCACTTTGGATGCCTTCATCATTGTATCTATGATTTGTTCGTATTGTCCGTTTTTAAGTAAATCTACCGATTTGAATAAGGCTTCTTTAACTTTTTGGTTTTTACAAAATGTTAAATATTCTTTTTTTACATAAGGCATATCTTCACAACCAACCTGTAAGTAAACATTTTTTAATTGTTCTATAACAGTTAACTTCAATCCCTTATCTTCTATTCCACCAACTTTAATTTTAAACACTTCCATTGTCGGAATTGTTCTATACTCATCAAAGTAATGTTGGACTTCACCTATAATCCATTGGTTTGCTTGAGATTCAAAAAATGCGGGTTTAGTAATTTCACCAACTTGTTCTAAAAATTTAACATCCGTGATAAGTGCAGCTACAACTTTAGATTGATAACCCTGGCCATATTTGACTAGTGTATCTACTTCTTGCATTACTTATTTTTTTTCTTTTTGTTTAATTGCTTTTCTGCGATTGTTTGTTCTTGTACTTCTACAACTACTTCTTCTACTTTTACTGCAGGTCTTCTATCTGCTTTCCATTCTGATTTTGGAATAAATTTCCATTCGCTTGTAGCGTTGTAAGCTTCTTTATCACTTACTCTAATAATGTTTCCTGTTTTACTACTTTTAAGACACTTCATTGTTGACCTCCATGTTTTTTATGTTATCTAATAACCATTAATAATTCTGATTCTCTTAATAGAAGGTATTTATTACCACCTACTTTAATTTCTACTCCCTGATGATATGGTGGAAGAATTACTTCATCACCTACTTTTACACTCATTGGAATTGCTACTCCTGATTGTGTGAATAGACCATCACCAACTGCGTCTACTCTTGCTCTTTTTACATCTTCCGATTTTGCACTATCTGGGATAATGATTCCACCGGCTGTTTTTGATTCGTCTTTAGCTTCTAATTCAGTTAAAAGAACTCTGTCTCCTAATGGTTTTGCTAATTTGTCTGCTGCTTTTGCCATAACTTTTTGTTTTTAAAATTTTGCTATATGTGAAAATGTTGATTGTAACCAGTCCAATACATTTGGAAAACCTTCTAATATTCTATTCTTCAAGCCATACTTTAAAAAAGTTTGTTTGTCAAATTTGGTAGTAGGTTCGTTGTATCTATCCATAATTTTCATACGGAGATTGCCACTAAATGTTGGTTCTGCTAACTGCATCAATTTACGATTTCTTTCGCAAATTTCCAAATTATCTAAGAATAATTCGTGTGCTTTTGATTTTTTTGTTAATGTGTTTACATAATCTACCATATCGTTGGTGTTAACTAATTGGTGTTCCGTTAACATCGGAAATGCTTTAGTAATTGATTTAATACCCAAACCACTTATACCTTCCACATTGTCGGATTTGTCTCCGTCAATCATTCTGAAATTTATAAAATTATGTGGATGAATACCAAATTCCTCCACTACTTCTGGAATATTGTAAACTTTCTTTTTAGATGGTGAATATACACTCACATCTTTATTTACCAATTGAAGGAAATCTTTATCCGTACTCATTATCACAACCTTTTCGTTTTCTTGTCTTAGGGTTGTAGCAATATAAGCCATAACATCATCTGCTTCAATACCATCATAAATCATAATGGAAACAGGTAATGAGGAAAGTAGTTCACCTAATCCGGTCATTTGACGCTTCATAGATACACCTTCCTCTTCAGGGTTCATTTCAACGGATGCGGCACGATTCAATCTCATTTTGATTTTATTCTTACCTCTCTCCGATTTGTAACCTGAGTATATGTCTTTTCTACTTTGTGAACCACCTTTGCCGTCAAAAACAACGACAACTCTTGTGGGGTTAATTGTACGGATTGCAAAGCCGATACTTTTTAAAGTACCGACTATGCCTCCAATATGGTCTCCGTTATCATTAAGATTCGGAGCTGTTGACCAAGAACGAATGAAGGTATTAAGACCATCAATTACTAAAGTTTTAGAGTTGCGTTGCAAATCTCCAAATCCTTTATGTTCTTCATCTATTTCTTTTAGTATATCTAAATACTTTTTACTAATCTGACTCATTTGCTTCGTCCGTTGTTACTTCAACTTCATCCGAATTGGAATTGTTCTTATATTGCAATATTGCAGTCTCACATATTCTTAAATAAATCTGGTCTTTTAGTTTTTCATCTGAAAGCATTTTTGCAAAGTCTTTAGATTGAAACTTCATTACTTCTCCTGATTCAATATCAACATATTCGTACCAAGCTCCTGCTTGCTTAAGGATTTTAGCGTCTTTCATAACTGCTAACCATCCACCATAATTGTCAATACCTCTATCAAAGAAAATGTCAAAGTCTGCATGTCTCAATGGTGGGCCCATTCTGTTTTTAATAACCTGACAACGAACTTTAATACCTACGATTCTATCACCTTGTTTCAATTGTCCCATATTCTTCAATCTCAATCTAACTGAACTATGAAATGCTAATGCTTTACCACCCGATGTAGTCCATGGGTCACCAAACATTGCGTTCATCTTTTGTCTTAATTGGTTTGTGAATACAAGTGCAATTGACTGACGACCAATCATATTAGTAATCTTTCTCATTGCTTTGGAAATAATAATAGCTTTGTCCGTTGCGTAACCATCTTTGTCGTAATCAGCTTCCATTTCTTTCTTTGAAGATGCTGCTGCTACTGAATCGACTACAATTGTAACTAATCTATCTTTGTCTCCTGTTCTAACCTTTTCAATAATTGTTTCACATGCTTCAAAAATACCTTCGACAGTATCAACTGAAACATATAATAATTTTGAAATATCTACTCCAATTGCTTCTAAGTATTCTCTACTTACTGCAGTTTCGGTATCAATCAATACGGCTACTCCACCCTTGCGTTGTGTTTCTGCAAGAATATGGGCAGAGAGCAGAGATTTTCCACTCTGCTCTAAACCCGTAATCTCACATATGCGTCCAACAGGGAAGCCGCCATAAGGTCTATTAGAGATTGCGACATCCAACATAGCATTACCAGTTGAAATCCAATCTTTAACATTGGTAGGAGCGTCACCACCTTCATCATTTAGAAAGTAGGCAATCTTACCATCCTTATTTTGTTTGTTTAATGAATCAGCAAGAATACTTGCTAAATCCTCTTCTCTTTTGGCCATTGTAACCTGTTATTAATTGTTAAATAAATCATCAAATGCTGATGCTACATCGTCCTTTGCTTTTGGAGCTTTAGGGGCTTCATCTTCCCAAGGTAAGTCATTTGGTAAAGAACCAATACCTACACCTGGAATTTCTTGTGTTCCACCCATATCAGCTGATACACTTTTTTGTGTTGCTGCAGGTTGTGCTTTTGGTTTTGGTGCTTCTAATTCCTCAACAATTTCATCATTAACTGCTGCTGATGGATTTAACCAATTTTCTAAAACTGACTTTAATTCTGCGTAAGATAATTCCTGATATAATTCAGTAATTTCTTTTTGACCATCTAACAATTGTTGGATAGTTTCCGGAGAATCTGCTAATTTAGAAACCGCAGGTTTAACTCTGATTGTTGTTGTTGGATAAGATGCGTTAGATTCCTCTGCTGACATTACTTCCAATACGATATCTCTACCTGTGTTTGGGTCTGTAATATCTCCGTAATCAGGGTCAGCAATATATCCTAAGATATCTTGATAAACTGTCTTACCAAATCCCCAGAATTTTACTCCTTCTGATTCTTTACCTCTTACGATAACTGGAACAAATGTTCTTAACTTTGGTTCCATTTTCTTACCTGCTTTCCAATCATCGGTATCACCTGTTCTCTTAAGTTTTTCTGCAAACTCAACGATAGGGTCAGGTCTACCAAATGACATTGGACTTAAATAAGTCTTGTTGTTAATGTTGTAGTGAAAGTAAAGTTCAATGAAAGGAATGTCTTTGTTGAACTTGTAAGGAACGATTCTCACTTGAGATTTTCCGTTTGCCGGCTTAAAAATTGAATCCGACTTTTTAGTGTTGTTTTGTAAAGAG